GATATTGGAATACCATTTCCGTTTGATACGCAACCGGAAGAAATTACAATTTGGCGTGACCGTGCTAAGACAGCCGTAGCCACAATCCTAGAAGTTATACGTCTAGGTGGCAATGTAACTATTGATGATGAAGACCGTGCTAAAGCTAGAAACGTAGCTACAGGAAACGCACCCTTACAAATTACCGAAGACAATGCCGGTGCCCTTGTTCACTTAGAAGCTATTCTTAGTGAGTATGACAAGGGGTTGTTAAACACCGCTACACGCCTACGGTCCTATGTAACCAATAAATTACTACTTGAAACAATTGACGAAGACGCTAAGGTACGTATCAAAGCGCTTGAGTTGCTGGGTAAGATAACTAATGTTGGGCTGTTCAGTGAACGCATTGATATAAACGTAACACATAGAACAGTTGAAGAGATAGATACTGAACTCGACAATGTGCTGGAGAAGTTTTTAGGGCCAGTAGAAAGAGTAGATACTGAAACGGCGGAAGAGCTAGATTCTCTTTTATCTATGACAGACGAAGAAATTGGTATTGTGGATGTAGATTTTAAAGATTCTGAAAGCGAAAATGGCGATAAGCAAAGCACGACTAGCCCAGCTTAAAGCGCATAAACATAAACTACCACCCGAAATTCGGGCTATGGTTCAGTCTCTTATTGCCGAGCGAACGGACATTGAGCAGAGTCAAGATGCCACTACTAGCTTTCTAACCTATACAAATTATGTTTGGCCTACATTTATTCACGGAGCACATCATGCAAAAATGGCTGCGGCCTTTGAAAGAGTCGCTAATGGTACTTGCAAACGGCTTATTATTAATATGCCTCCACGTCACACTAAAAGTGAATTTGCTAGTTACTTATTACCTGCTTGGTTTTTGGGCAAATTCCCACAGAAAAAAGTTATCCAAACATCCCATACTGCTGAGCTTGCCGTGGGCTTTGGTAGGAAGGTCAGAAACTTGGTGGATTCAGACGTTTATAAGTCAATATTCCCAGGAGTTGGCCTCCAGTCTGATTCAAAAGCAGCTGGTAGGTGGGCAACGAACAAGGGCGGAGACTATTTTGCTATCGGCATTGGAGGTGCTGTCACGGGGAAGGGAGCGGACCTCCTCATTATTGACGACCCACACTCAGAACAAGAGGCAACATTAGCCGAAACCAACCCAGAAATCTACGATAAGACCCACGAGTGGTACACATCCGGTCCAAGACAGCGACTCCAACCGGGCGGTGCTATCGTAATTGTGATGACAAGGTGGTCTAAAAAGGACTTAACGGGGCAAGTTCTGAAATCAGCTGCCCAAAGAGACGGTGAAGAGTGGGAAGTTATTGAATTTCCGGCAATTTTACCCTCTGGAAGACCGCTTTGGCCTGAGTTTTGGCCTATAGACCAGCTAGAAGCGCTACATAAGGAGTTACCTAACTCTAAATGGATGGCGCAGTACATGCAGAACCCCACTTCGGACGTTTCTGCGATTATAAAAAGAGAATGGTGGAAGATTTGGGAGCATGATGACCCTCCAGAAGTCCACTTTATCATTCAGTCATGGGATACGGCGTTCCTTAAAACGGAAAGGGCGGACTATTCCGCCTGTACTACGTGGGGAGTATTCTATGAAACTAATTCAGTGACTAAAAAGCAGACAGCTAATATAATCCTGCTTAATAGCTACAAGAAACGGATGGAGTTTCCGGAACTTAAGCAAAAAGCGTTTGAAGATTGGAAGGAATGGGAGCCGGATTCACTTATAATCGAGGCGAAAGCTGCGGGTTCTCCGTTAATTTTTGAGTTAAGGGCAATGGGAATACCTGTACAAGAGTTTTCTCCATCTAAAGGAAACGATAAGATTGCTAGGCTTAATGCGGTTGCTGATATATTTGCAAGTGGTAGAGTGTGGGTCCCACAGACTAGATGGGCAGATGAGTTAGTTGATGAAGTAGCAAGTTTTCCATCAGGCGAACATGATGACTTGGTGGATTCGACAAGTCAGGCGATAATGCGATTTAGAAAAGGTGGGTTTATTCAGCTGGACTCTGATGAACAAGATGAACCTCGCCAGTTTAGACGTAAAGCAGCTTATTACTAAAGAAAAGAGATAAATATGGCAATTGATAAAGCGTTAAACCAAGCCCCTGTAGGGTTAGATAGTTTATTAGAGGATGATGAGGCAAACGCCGCTCCTGAGATTGAGATAGAGATTGAAGACCCTGAAGCCGTAAAAATTTCTGCTGATGGTAAAACGTTGATAGAAATAGAAAAAGGCGAAGAGGAAGATGATGACTTTGGCGCTAACCTAGCTGAGTATATTAGTGAAGAAACTTTACAAGAACTAGCTAGTGATTTAATTGAAGAGTTTGACGAGGACATTGCTTCCCGTAAAGACTGGATACAGACTTATGTAGATGGCTTAGAGTTACTAGGTCTAAAGATAGAAGAAAGAAGTGAACCGTGGGAAGGGGCGTGTGGTGTCTATCACCCCATTTTGGCGGAAGCACTTGTTAAGTTCCAAGCAGAAACTATGATGTCTATGTTCCCAGCGGCTGGTCCTGTAAAGACTCAGATTATCGGGAAAGAGACTCCCGAAAAGAAGAATGCCGCAACACGAGTCCAAGATGATATGAACTATCAGCTGATGGATGTTATGAAAGAGTACCGCCCTGAGCATGAGCGCATGTTATGGGGATTAGGCTTAGCTGGTAATGCGTTTAAGAAAGTTTACTTTGACCCACATTTGGACCGTCAAGTAAGTATGTTCATTCCCGCAGAAGACTTAGTTGTTCCTTATGGGGCTTCTAATTTAGAAAGCGCACCTCGTGTAACTCACGTTATGCGTAAAACTCAGAATGAGCTAAAGCGCCTACAACACGCTAATTTTTATTTGGATATTGACTTAGGCGACCCAGTCAATGTGTTAGATGAGGTAGAGAAACGCATTGCTGAAAAGCTTGGGTTTAGAGCTACAACAGATGACCGCTACAAACTCCTTGAGATGCACGTTGACTTAGACCTAGAAGGTTATGAACATGAGGATGAGGAGACAGGAAAGCCCACAGGCATTGCTCTTCCTTACGTTGTAACTATTGAGAAAGGGACTTCTAATGTTTTATCTATTAGACGCAATTGGGAAAAAGGCGACAAGAATCATCAAAAGCGACAGCATTTTGTCCATTATGGTTATGTTCCGGGGTTTGGTTTTTACTGTTTTGGCCTCATTCACCTTATCGGCGCTTTTGCTAAGTCTGGTACTTCCCTTATACGTCAACTTGTTGACGCTGGAACCCTATCAAACTTGCCGGGTGGCTTTAAAACCCGTGGGTTGCGAGTCAAAGGAGACGACACACCGATAAGTCCGGGTGAGTTTAGAGACGTAGACGTACCTAGTGGAAGTATTAAAGACAACTTATTGCCACTTCCATACAAAGAACCAAGTCAGGTTTTGTATAGTTTATTGGGAACAATCGTAGAAGAAGGGCGTAGATTCGCTAATACAGCTGATTTACAGATTTCTGACATGTCCGCAGCGGCTCCTGTAGGTACAACTCTAGCTATTTTGGAGAGAACTCTTAAGGTAATGTCCGCTGTTCAGGCCCGTATTTACTACTCTATGCAGCAAGAATTAGGGCTTTTAAAGGAAATTATTGCGGAAAATTGCCCTCCTGACTACCCATATGAGCCTGAAACCGGCAGTAGAAAGGCTAAGAAATCAGACTATAGCCTTGTAGATGTTATACCTGTGAGTGACCCAAATGCCTCAACAATGGCACAAAAAATCACTCAATACCAAGCTGTATTGCAGTTGGCTCAAGCCGCACCGCAACTATATAACCTACCGTTATTACATCGTCAGATGTTAGACGTGTTGGGGATTAAGAATGCGCAAAAGCTAGTACCGATGGCGGAAGACCAGAAACCACAAGACCCAATAACAGAGAACCAGAGTGTTCTGATGTTAAAACCGGTCAAGGCGTTTGAGTATCAGAACCATCAGGCACATATTCAAGTTCATATGTCTGCTATGCACGACCCTAAAATCATGCAGCTTCTACAGCAGAACCCACAAGCACCACAAATGCAAGCGGCTATGATGGCTCATATCAACGAGCACTTAGGGTTTGAGTATAGAGTTCAGATAGAACAGCAGCTAGGGTTTACCCTACCTCCGCAGAAAGACCAGTCTGGGGAAGATGTGAATATGGACCCTGAAGTTGAGTCAAGGTTGGCTCCGTTGTTGGCTCAAGCCTCTCAACGGTTGTTACAGCAAAATTCTGCGCAGATTCAACAGCAGAAAGCCGCTCAGCAACAACAAGACCCAATCATTCAAATGCAACAGCAAGAGCTACAAATTAAGATGCAAGAGCAACAACGTAAAGCCGCTAAAGACCAAGCTGATGCACAGCTTAAAGCAAGTCAGCAGCAGATTGAGCGGGATAGGATTGCATCTCAACAGCAGACAGCTACTAAGCAACAACAGATGACTGCGGCTCAAAAGATTGCTGAGCTAGAGAATGATAAGAAGAAAACCACGATTGAAGGGCTGAAGTATATAGCAGACCTATATGACAAAGCTAACCACCATGAGCAGGACATAAAGCAT